TGATGTCATGGCTAAATTAAAAAAAGTTATATCAGGGGAAGACTTTGATGACTTTGATGACGAGGAGATTGATTAATGTCACAAGATAAAGGTGCAACTGGTTCAGACGCAGGTTGGGAAAATACTCAATCTAATAAATCATTTAACAAAAATGAAAGATGGGAAGGTAAATCTGACTCTGAAGTCAAAACAAATATAGAACAAAGAAACGAAAGAAGAAAAACAGAAAAAGAATTTCAAAATTATAATAAACCACCTACAGAATATACAGGTGCTAGTTTAACTATGAAAATGTTAAACTGGACAGGTAATGCAATAGGTCAATCTAAATTTGCTAAAGATACTAATTTAAAAAACAGAACTTTTTTTACAGATAAAGTATTATCTAAAAAAGGAGTTTATAGTGGTGGTAAAACATTATCTAAAACAGAATTTCAAAGTCTATCATTAGAAAAACAAAATGAAATTTATAGTGGCTTTATGTCAGATAGAATGTCTGGTAGAACAGATGCCTATGGAAATCCTATTGGTGGAAATAGACGAGAAACAATTACACATACTTTAGCAGATGGAACAAAAACTACTAAAGAAGTTTGGCAAGGTGGAAATGATGGTGGTCAAGAAATGACACAAGCACAAATTACAAAACAAACTGAAGATGCAATGGCAGCAGATGCAAAAAAAGATCAAGCAAATGAAGAACAAGCAGATTACTCTAAAAAGAAAAGACTTTCGGTAACAAGCTCGAGATCATTATTTGCTAATGAAGGTGGTAGAGGATTTTTTAATTAAAGGAGATAACTATGGCACATGAATCATGGCATACTAAATCATGGATAAAAGAAAAAATTGCAGAAGGTAAAAAAAAGCACGGAGATCATTATCCTGCTACTGATGCACAGATTGATTTTATTTATGGGCCAGGATCTGTTGAAAAAGAAATGGACAGACTTGGTAAGGAAAAAAATAAAAAGAAAAAATAAATGGAATATATAGAAACAGCAGATGCACCAGATTATGGTGGACAAGATAAAGCAACAGCTATCCTTAAAAAATATAAGGAAGCTAAAAATATAAAAGACTATTGGAAAGATAGATTCGAAGAAGCATATGAATATTGTCTTCCTAATAGAGAATCATTTTATGAAGAAGCTCCTGGTCAAAAAAGAACAGATAAAATTTTTGATGAAACTGCTGTAGTTGGAGTACAAGAATTTGCATCTAGATTACAAGCAGGTATTGTTCCTACTTTTGCTAGATGGGCAGATTTTCAAGCTGGTACAGAAATACCAGAACAGAATAGACCATTTATTAATTTAGAGTTAGATAAAATTACTGATTATGTATTTCAAGTATTACAAGCATCTAATTTTAATCAAGAGATTCATGAAGCATTTATGGATCTTGCAATTGGTACAGGCGTTATGCTTGTTGAAGAAGGTGACGCTGTAAACCCAATTAAATTTTCAGCAGTACCATTAACAAGAGTTTGTTTAAACACTGGCCCAGATGGTGCTATAGATTCTATTTATAGAACTAGAGAATGTAAACCTCATGAAATAAATATTTTATATCCTAGAGCTGTATTACCTGAAAACTTTGATCCTTTAAAACAAAAGAAAAAAATTAAAATAATAGAAGCTGTATATAAAATTCACGAAGACAATGTAGAAAAATATAAGATGTGTGTAGTATTAGAAAATCCTAAACATATTTTATTAGAAGAAGAATATGAAGGTGAAGGTTCAAATCCATATTTAGTATTTAGATGGAACAAAGCATCAGGTGAAGTATATGGTAGAGGCCCAGTATTTAATGCAATGGGAGCAATTAAAACTTGTAACCTTACAATAGAATTAATATTACAAAATGCACAGATGTCTGTATCTGGAGTATATACTTATGAAGATGATGGTGTAATTAATCCTGATAACATTTCACTTGTTCCCGGATCTCTAATACCTGTAGCTCCAGGTTCTAAAGGTTTATTACCAATTCAATCAGCATCTAATTTTGATGTAGCTCAATTAGTATTAAATGATATGCGTCAGAATATTAAGAAAGCATTATACATGGAAGCATTAGGTAGACCTGAAGGAACACCTATGACAGCAACAGAAGTTTCTGAAAGAATGGCAGATCTATCTAGACAGATAGGTTCTTCTTTTGGTAGACTTCAATCTGAATTAATAAATCCATTATTAAGAAGAATAATTAGAATTTTATCCAAACAGGGTAGAATAGAAATCCCTAAAGTAAACGGTAGGGAAGTTAAAGTAGCTCCTCGTTCACCTCTAGCACAAGCTCAACATATGCAAGATGTTACTGATGTGACTAGATTCAACGAAATAATTGCTGGAACATTTGGCCCACAAATGATTAATTTAATTGTGGATCAAAATGAAACTGCAAAATATTTAGCTGAAAAAATGAACTTACCAGAAAAGTTAATTAGAAATGAACAAGAGCAAAAACAATTAGTAGATAGTTTACAACAAATGCAACAAACACCAGAAGGAGGTGAAGCTCCACCAGGAGCGTAGTTATGGCTTGGAAAGACCTTAAGAAAGAGAAACCCAAGATAGCAAATAGTATAGATGGTTATGTAAGATCTGAAGCAGATGATCAGATTTTAAATAAACATTTTGCCAATGTCTTCAAAGGAGATGAGGGTAAAAAAGTTTTAGACTATTTGAAATCAATCACAATAGAAGCTGTTGCTGGGCCAAATATAGATGGCAACAGATTATTCCATTTAGAAGGTATGCGATTTCTAGTTGGAATTATTAACACACGCATAAAAAAAGGAGAAAACGATGGCAGATGATAATGCTAATAATGCAGCACCAATCGCCACTGAAGTACCTTCAGAGGTAACTAAACCTGAATTTGTTCAGGATAAGTTTTGGGATGCTAACAAACAAGAAGTTAATATAGAAAATTTAGCTTCTTCTTATAACACACTTGAATCTAAATTAGGTTCAAGAACAGAAGACTTAACAAAGCAAATCAGAACCGATCTTGAAACAGAAAGATTAAGCAAGGTTCCTGAAACTTATAAGTTAACTGTACCTGAACTAGATGAAAATACTAAAGTATCTATTTCAGAAGAAATGCCTATTGTTCAATGGTGGGGTAAAACTGCTAGAGAAGCAGGATTAACTCAAGAACAATATGATTCAGGAGTCCAAGCATTTGTAGAAAATGCAACAGCAAACCTTCCTAATCCAGAACTTGAAAGACAAAAACTTGGAGATGCTGGTAAGGAAAGAATAGAAGCTGCAAACATGTGGTCTAAAAAACATTTAAGTCCAGATGCTTATAATGCAGTATCTAGTTTTGCTGCTACAGCTGATGGAGTTAAAGCTCTTGAAGAAGTAATGAAGTTAACCAAGGATAGCAGTATGCCTACATCACAAACACAGGTAGATGTTTCTGCTAATATTGATGATCTTAAATCAATGTTAAATGATCCTAGATACTATGACAGCTCACGGAGAGATCCTGCATATGTAAGACGAGTAACGGAGTTATATGAAAAGGCATACAAAGGACAAAAACCAGGTTAAGTTTAAATACAAAAAACTTAAAAAACCTATAAAGTGGCTTGATTGCGTTAGTCAAACAGGTTGGATCAGTGAAAAAGATATTGAAGCTGCTAGACCTGCAAACTGCGTAACAGGCGACTTTTGGGTTTATAAAGATACAGATGATTATATTACTCTTTTTGGTACTTATTCTCATGACGAAAAAGGTGAAATAGAATTTGGAGAAGTTATAACTATTCCTAAAGAATGGATATAATTGTGCGTTGCTTACATAGTTAGTTATCAAATATTAATAATCTCAAGACCTTTGAAATGTTCAATGATTGCCCTTAACTGGACAACAATCCTCTGCATTAAAAGATAATCGGTTAACAATAATAATAACTAACAAATAAGGACATGCAATGGCAACATCTATAACTAATGCCTTTATAACGCAGTTCGAAGCTGAAGTTCATATGGCTTACCAAAGAATGGGAAGCAAATTGAAAAATTTAGTTAGAACAGTTAATGGTGTCAATGGTTCTACTGTTAAGTTTCAAAAAGTTGCAAAAGGTTCTGCAAACACTAAAGCAAGACATGCTGAAGTAGTTGCAATGGATCTAGCTCACAGCAATGTGTCAGCAACTTTAACTGATTACTACGCAGCAGACTATGTTGACAAACTTGACGAGTTAAAGGTAAACATTGACGAAAGACAAGTTGTAGCCCAATCAGCAG